AGGAAAACGCCGCCTCACGGCTGCGTCTATCTGATTATAGTACTCTTTGCTGCGCGGATCAATTCCGTTGCGCACGAGCCTTTCATGCAGGCCATAAGCATAGCCCGTCATCTCAGGATCTTTTTCAAACCAGTCGTTCTTCCTTGCCCACTCCAGTGCCATGTCGTCAGGCTTCGCCGGTTGAGGCTGCGGCTGGGCGTAGGTAGGTGCCGGTGCTGGAGCGCGCTGTGCAGGCTTGTAACCATCATAGCGGATCTTCTCTGCCTGAAGTTCCGTCAGACGTTCCTGCGCCTTGATCAGTGCGTCAGAGTCGCCAGACTCATAAGCCGCCTTGTAGGCAGCACGAGCCTTGTCCATCTCCGCTTCAACGCGGCCCTTGGCTTGGTTCACTAGAACTTTTTCGCCGTCTTGCAGCGTCTTCATCAGGCGGTCGTTTTCCGCCTTGATCTGCTGCGCATAACGAAGTGCCTCCTCCTGAAGACGAGTGGCCTCTTCCTTGCGGCGGCGCTCTTCGTGGAACTCGAACCTTAGCTGCTTGATACGCTTTTGAACGCTCTCGCTGTACGACTGGATCTCATCGTCGTCAGGCACCTGAGCTTCGACGTTCTCAGGACGGCGAGGCTTGCCCCTGTCCTGATCTGGCGTATCGTCAACGACTTCGATTTCAAGTTCATTTGAACTTACTTCGTCTTCGTCGTCGTCGTCGTCGTCATACTGGTTTTCTGCTGTCTGGTTCATGCCCTGCTATACCCCCTTGGATCTTCAACAACCGCCTCAACAGTATCGTCGTTGATGAGACGAAACTCCTTCCCGTGTATCTTGACCCTCGTCCCAGAGTAGGAGCGAAAGATCACGAAATCCCCTTCCTTGCAGTAGGGGCCGTGCGGGAACTTGTTTATGTCGCTGTAGGCGTCCGGGCCGAGCTTCATTACAAAGCCGACAATCGATGCTGTCTCTTCGGCCTTCTTCAGTTCGTCAGGAAGGAGAACACCCCCATCCGTTTTCTCACTGATCTCGGGGATAGCTATGAGTACCTTGTACCCTTGAGGCTGTGGTAGCTTTGAAGCTACGCGCGCCTCAGTCGCTGTCATGTTCGTGTACATTTTCTCTCGCAGTGATTTAAGGTTCACAGTCACCTTGCGCGGTTACCCGCGAGGCTCTCCCATCGCTACATTACCAGAAAAGTTCTAGCTTTCAATGTACCTCCTCTCCAGATCCAACAATTCCTCCTCGATCATGGTCATCGCCTCGTAGCGACCAACGATCCTGTTGTACTTCTCCATGCTGTCGGCACCGCCACTAGCAAGAAATTGTTCAACGTTTTCCTTGGACTCCGCGATTCTGCGCCTGAGCAGCGCCAGCAGCGTTTCCTCCATCTCCCTTAGCAAGCTCCTTTGCTATTTCGATACCAAGCTTCGCACCTTCCTTCCGATCATCCCGCTGCGCCTTGTCCAGTTCTGTGGCAAGACGTGCGCCGATGCGCGCTCCCTCACGCTGGTTCTCGGAAGAAATCCTCTGCGCTTGCAGTTCGACGTTCGCCTGCTTCGACATGGCGTCGATCTGAAGCTTTTGCGTGTCCATCTGAATCTTGTGCTGGAGTTCCATCTTCTTGAGTTGGAGTTCCTCCATCTGCATCCGCACCACAGGATCTTGCATCTGCTGCTGTGCCTGCTGCGCTGCCGCCTCTGCCTGATCCTTCTGAAGCAGCTTCTCTGCCGCCTCCTTGGCAAGGCGAGAGATTTCAATCTCGACATCTTCAGGCAGCGGCTGATCCTCGTTGGGCATTTCCACGCCCAGCATCTTCTCGATCTCCCTGCGATACTGGAAGGCGACATGCTCTGTGACATGTGCCGACATCGCCTGACCGATTGCCTGAGCAAAGGGCGACTGACCAACCAGTTCGCGCAGCTTGGGATCTTGCATCGCAGCCATGTGAACAGCGATGTGTGCCTCGTGATCCTGATACTTGAACGCCTTCACAGGCTCCTGCTTCAGGATCATCATGTTTTCTGTAACAGGGTCGGCAGGCTTGATGTCTTCCTTCAGCTTGATGATGTCGTTGGCGTCAGAAATACCAAGCACCTCAAGCATCTGGCGATGTAGCTTGCCCATGTCATAGAGTTGGGGTGCCTGCTGTGCGAGTTGCAGTGCCGCCTGATACTGCATGATCCGCTGCGACATTGTGGCAGCGTTCGGGTCTGAGACAGGGATCACGTCAATACGACCGTCGAAATCTTCGGTTCGATTGAACTTTCCATCCATCTCATAGGCGTACTCGGACGGCATGTAGTCGTGGATGATGTCCGACAGCAGGCGCAGTTCCTTCTTCATGGCAGCATGAAGTCGTGCCTGAACTCCAGACATGACCTTCATCGAACGCTCCATGAGAGCGAGCGTCGTGCCTACGGGTGCCTGTGCGTTGATGTCCCCGACCTGAATGTCAGCAACCGAGCCAACGCGGCGTGACTCTTCGACGATGTTTCCAAGCAGCGAATAGAGTACCGCTGAAGGCTCCTTGTAAGGGATAAACGTGATCGAGTCGCGGATAGCACCGCCCGGTACGTCCACATCCCGAAACTCACCCGGCATAAGAGGAGTATCGTCGCCCTTGATGCGAAGACCCCGAGCTTTAAGACCAGCAGGCAGGTTCGATAGAGTGCCAGCATCGATAAGCTGGCGAAGAATTGACGTAGCAGACTTAGCCAGTCCACCCATGATGTGGATGAGGCCAGTGCCGTAGAAGCCCAGACCCGGAAGGTACTTGTAGTGGACGAAGTGCATCCGCTTCTTTTTCTTCGGGTCATCTTCATACCAGTTCCTGCGGATGGCCAAAACTTCACGGGACGACTTGTCGAGGGTGATCACATAGGGACGAGCGATACCGTTAGGGTCGTCGAACTCTTCCGGCATGTTCATGGTCACATGCATCTCAAGGATGGTGTGCCGGTCGTCATCTTCGATAACCGCCTGCTCTCCGTCCAGTTCGTCGTACTTGTCCTGAATGTCCGTCATGTCAGGCTGGGGAGGAGGAAGTTCGATCTCCCTGTAAAGGCCAGCTACCTGAAGTTCCAAGATCTCGTTCTTGGTCTTCTTCATCACATGGGTGTAGCGCGGGCACGTCATCAGGTCGGACGCGCCATAGGACACCATGAAGTCCTCGGCAGGCACGAACATCGCGCAAGGACGCTCCATGATCGGGTCGAAGTACACCTTTTTGAAGGCAGAACCAGCCAGAGGAAGCTTGAAAAGAAGCTGCTCCAGTTCGTCCCTGTACTCCGTCATCTCCTCTGTGATGAGGTAGTTCATCTCGTCCTGAACACGCTGAGCCTGATCAGCCTTCTCAGTCGTCAGCTTGCCCATGATCTTGGTGCGAACAGGCCCTGACGCAGGGTAAAGTTCACCCATCGCCTGTGCCTGAAACCTCACCACAGCCTCTGTCAGAACAGGGTGGAACACCCCAGAAGCGCCCTGCCAAGGCTGGCTGCGATCCTCGATCTTCATACCAAGAAGATCCAGCCCCTTCACATAGGCGCGTGCCCACTCCTTGCGGGACTCCTTGTCGGCGTTGAAGTGCTCGATCAGTTCGGACGCCATCGACTGGAGCGTGGGCTCGTCGATAAACTCCGCAAGATTCGCGTCGTGCCCGGGCGCAATCTCCTCAGAAATCTCGCCCTCGAAGTCGATGATCAGGCCACCATCGCCAGTATTGATGGCAATAGCCTCCGGGTTGACGATCTCAACCTCGACCTCGTCTTCACCTTCGAGTTCGATCTCTGACGGTTCCAAGGGTTTAGCGATAGCCATCACAAGCTCCTGACCACGTTATCGACGCATGAAGCCGAACAAAGAACCCAATCCGCCAAACATGTTGAGCGGCATTCTTTGCCGTGACATGGGCATCTGGTACGGCATCTGATACATCGGCTGCCTGTACGGCATCTGGTACGGCATCTGGTACGGCATCTGGTACGGCATTTGCCGCTGGTAGGGCTGCGAGGGCTGCCATGTCGGGCTCGGTTGTTCGTTCATTCCCGGTG